TGCCCCGTCACCGAGCGTTACCAAGTCACCGAGCGTTAGCCAGTCACCGAGCGTTGCCCCGTCACCGAGCGTTACCAAGTCACCGAGCGTTACCCCGTCACCGAGCGTTACCCGGTCTCCGAGCGTTACTCCGTCACCGAGCGTTACCCCCTCACCGAGCGTTACCTTGTCACCGAGCGTTACTCCGTCACCGAGCTTTACCTCGTCTCCGAGCTTTACCTTGTCACCGAGCGTTACCAAGTCACCAAGCGTTACTCCGTATCCGAGCGTTACCCCGTCACCGAGCGTTACCTTGTCTCCAAGCTTTACCCCCTCACCGAGCGTTACATCGTCTCCGAGCGTTACCTCTTCTCCGAGCGTTACCCGTTTTTCGAGCGTTACCTTGTCTCCGAGCTTTACCTTGTCACCGAGCGTTACCCGTTTTCCGAGCGTTACCTTGTCTCCGAGCGTTACCTTGTCTCCGAGCGTTACCAAGTCACCAAGCGTTACTCCGTATCCGAGCGTTACCGCGTCACCGAGCGTTACTCCGTCTCCGAGCGTTACCCCGTCACCGAGCGTTACCTTGTCTCCAAGCTTTACCCCGTCACCGAGCGTTACATCGTCTCCGAGCGTTAGCCACTTTCCGAGCGTTACCCAATCTCCGAGCGTTACCTTGTCACCGAGCGTTACCCCGTCACCGAGCGTTACCTTGTCACCGAGCGTTACATCGTCTCCGAGCGTTACCCACTTTCCGAGCGTTACCCGGTTTCCGAGCGTTACCCAGTCTACGCCTGGAGAAATGCTCCATCCGTAATTATCTAAATCCCACTCGCTGGCTATCTTGCTTGCGTTAATCATAGCCCGGCACCTATCAACATGCCGACCACGAAGGCCAGCGCCAATACCAGTAAAGCTGCTACAAATTCTGTTCTCATGCTAACCTCGTTGCCCTTTTCGGGGCTGGTTGTTTTAAGTTTTACCGCGGCCTTGCTGGGGTCTTGGTGGTAACATGCCCACGAGCAATGTAGACGTGCTCAATGGTTGCGATTTGAGGCTCTTCCAGCACCCAATAATGCCAATCCCATTGTGAGATTTTTCCATTTACGTTTGCTTCATAGTGCTTTACCGAGACTTTGCCATTTCTCTTTAATGCTTTTGCGTAATCTTGCAAGAGTGGCACTTTTTCGCCGCTACATCTGCGACTGGCTGACATGGGTTTTTCGTGGCTCGGCACTGCTACCAGATTAGCTGTAAATTGGTCAATCGCCACATGTAGCAATATCTCATCGTTAGCAGCCATAGTTAATAATTCAGACTCAGTGCAACCAGCGGCGGCGGCAGCTTCGCGCAGTGGTATCAAGTCATCGTGTAGTTTATTTTGGTCGATTTTCATTTGCATTCCCCTTTTGGGCTGGTTGTTTTAATAAAAACTAGACACTACTGCTCGTTCTTGAACCGTGTGCTGATTCTGCGCTGTAGTATTTCATAATCTTAACCCCTAGTTGTCGGCCCGCTTTATTGCTGACCATGTAGCTATAATAGCACACTATGGACCAAAGTAAAGCCTTTTTAACAAATAATTTGCTATATTTTCATTTATTTTTACTAATTGCATTTTTTTGGTTTCCTTTTGGTTACTTGCTGGTGCCGTTAAGAGTCATTGCTGCTGTTACGGCACATGTTTTAAGGTAGATTTCGGTGGTGAATATGTTTTTAATTATCTTACCTACATACGCGGCCTCACGCTCTATCTCGTAGCTCAAAACCTCACCACGTCCTGCTGCGGCTGTTTGTGTTTTAATCTGCTCAAACTGGATCTGGGTTATTGTGTCAAGGCTTGGGTGTACAACAGTCTCAATGACTCCGTTGGGGCGTTTTACGGTAAGTGTCAGTTTAATTGCTTTGCCTTGATTCATGATCTTGATTCCCTAGTTGTCGGCCCGCTTTATTGCTGACCATGTATCTATAATAGCACACTATGGACCAGAGTAAAGCCTTTTTAACAAATAATTTGCTATATTTTCATTTATTTTCATTAAGCTCACCAAGCCACCGCTGAAAAGCCCGCCATGCCTCATCACACCCAAGTGCCACGCAGGAGAAAGCACCGGCCTGTTGTGCGGCAAGCAGATACTCAAGTTGTCCGGGTTGCCATGTGCTCTTTGTGTGGTTCCGGCGTTTTATCTCACAGACGAACGCAATCCGGCCAGGGATCACAATATCCGCAGCGCCGGGGGTCATGCCTTCAGCCTTCTGCTTAGCAGTCTGGTAATGCGAGCGTTTACCCTCATTACGTGGGTGGATAGCCAGTGCTCCCCATGAATCAGGGTACTGCCTTCGAAGCCGAGCAAAAAAAGTAATCTGTTCAGCAGACTCAGGCGGGCATGGAGCACGGTATTTGAGATCGCCGTAAACTTTAATGTCCGGGTGGAATTTCATCAATCGCCCTGTTGTAGTCATGCACGCGGTAAAATCCAGTTTTGATGTTTTTGCGGTATGTAATCGTTTTAATTCCTTCCTCTTTTACATTCAAAAACTGGTGGTAATCTGCTAACGGCTTCGAGTGCGTGGCAGCAGGGTTCAGCCAGATGCTGAACCGGCGATAGCTTGTCAAATAATCAACCCGCAGCACTTCGTTCCCAGCTCGGCTCATAGTGTTCTGTGCTAAGTAGCTCACTACCGCATCAGTCTGCAATTTCGTCGGGTCTTTCTTAAGAGCAACAAAATCAGCAATCAGCTTTTCATTCGGGTCAATAATCTCTCCACGACACTCGCAACAGTACCGCGCAGCAATATCGTTCTCTGCATCACAATGCGGGCATTTTTTAAACGTCCAGCGATACGAGCACCGAAGCAAAACTCCACCGGGGGCAGGGTGTAGCGCTTGGCATCGTCTGCCAAAATGCGCGGGCATTGCGCCGTGTTCTGTTTCTATCCGTTGTCCGTCCAGATCCAGAAAATACCCGTTTTTGTCGATCTCAAAACAATCATCGTTCGGGCGCAAGCTGAAATCCTGTTCCTGCTTGCACTCCGGGCAGATAACTTCCATGACCTCTGTGCCTGTGGATACCATGTTGGCTTTTATTTGCGGGTTAAAAAGATCTGCATCTGGGCAATGGCGCTCAATGTTTTCTGCATAGTCCAGCACCAAGCAATCTTCTTTCCCATGGTCTATCCGCAAGCCGCGTCCGACTATTTGTTGCAGCAGCCCGACCGATTCGGTTGCGCGTAGGATGGCAATAACATCAACGTGGGGGGCGTCAAACCCTTTGGTGAGCACGTCCACATTGACCAGGTACTTCAGCTCCCGCGCTTTGAATCTCGCGATAGTGTTTGCACGTTGGCCCTTGCCAGTCTTGCCAGTAATCAGCGCAGATAATCCAGGCGGCAGTGAGGCTAAAACCTCCTGCGCGTGCTGGATTGTCGCAGCAAAAAACATCACCCCCTTGCGCTTAGTAGATTGCGCCATCACATCAGCAACGATTGCTGCGGTCTTGCGCCCGTGTCCGTGGAATGCTCGGTCTATATCAGAGGCATCAAACTTGCCTTGGCGGTTCAGTTCCAGTGTCGCGGTCTGGTAGCCATCGCCGTTAATACTTCCAATAAACGGCGGCGTGAGAAAGCCTTGTTCAATCAATTCGTATGCGCTTATCGTGTAGACCTTCTTTGCAAAATACGGGTTCTTACAGGACTGCTCACCCATCGGTCTGCCCTTTTCATTTATGGCATATATGTACCCGCCGCCAAGGCGGTACGGCGTGGCACTTAGTCCTATAACCCGCAGATTTTGGCTGGTCTCGCGCATCCGGTCAATTATGTGTTTAACAGTGGGGGTGATGCCGTGTGCTTCGTCGATGATCACCGCGCAGAATTGCGCCCCGAAGCGGCTTATTTTATTCTTGACCGTGCCAGGCGTGCCAAAAACTACAGGATGCCGCAAGCATGTTCCGCCTGCGGACGCGCTAAAGATCGAAGCCGGGTTGCCCGTGGCAAGATACTTTTCCCTGTTCTGCTTAATTAATTCTGCGCTCGGTGCAAGGCACAGGATGTGCTTTCCCCCGCTGATCTGGTGCAGATGTTCTGCAATCGTGGCGATCAGGTGTGACTTACCGGCACCTGTAGGGGCTTCAATCACGCAAGGCTCTGTTGATGCGCGCACCCATTTGAGCGCGGCGTCAACTGCTTGTTGCTGGTAGGGGCGTAGGGTCATGACAACTTCCAATAAGATGTCGGCTTGCCTCTGAAGGGTTCTAGATCCGCATCTGGCGCATATTCTTTAAGCGCTTTGGCATAAGACACGCTGCCCTCGCGCTCAACGCTGGTGAGCTTATGGCCGCAGATTTCAGCATCGACGCCACCGGCTATAATAACAATCTCTTTCAGAACTTCCTTTTTGCGCTCGTTCGCTTGGTCGATGGCGTCCTGTAGTTCTTTATATTCGACTAGCAACATCTTTGATTCAATGGTTTCGATAATCTTCAGCCGGGGCTTTAGGTGGTCGGGGTTGGTTAGTTCCGATAAGTAACGCTGGTGGAAAGCCTTTAACACCGGCAACGCTTCCGCGAACCATTTATCATCCAGGTACACAAGATCAAGATGGTCTGATAGAGACGACCACTGATAGAAGTAGCAGCAGTGGATAACAGCACAGGCCATCTCGATCTGCATCTGAGCGTGGTAGTGTTGCTGCTCATTCAGCAACTTAAACTCGCCGCCGTTTCTCTTTCCGTAGGGGCATTTGACTTCAATAAGTTTCCCGTCCTCTGTTATCCCGTCCGGCGTTGCGCCGAGCCAGTCGTACTCAGGATGAATAAAAAACTGATCGCTCGCTTTGACAGAAATTCCAGTGCGTAACGTGAAATCAAACAGCGCGCCAGCCTCGTTATACGACCCGTATTCTGTCGCCACGTTGCCGGTAAACTCACGTTCGGCGCCATGATATGCGCGCACCATATCGCGCAGCACATCCTCGGCTGTGCGGTACGGATTGAGGCCGAGAATTGCGCCTACGTTGCTGCCGGTTATCCGGCCTGTTCTTTTTGGGGATAGGGTCATTTTGTTATCTCTTTTTATAAATGCGCCATCCTTGGCGCGGGTGGCTAAAAGGGAATATCATCATCATCAGCAACAAGTTTTTTAGGAGCAGCAGCACGCGGCGGCGCTACCTGACCCGCAGCACGCGGCGGCGCTACCTCACCCGCAGCACGCCGCGGCGCTACCTGACCCGCAGCACGCGGCGCAACGGCGGCAACCCAATTTCCGGACTTTTCGTTAATTCCCCAAACTTGTAGTTTAAGAACCATCGGCTTGTTGACCAAGCATTTAGTTAACATTGCATCTGTTGGTTCGGCACCGCTTGCCATCAGCTTGCCACCGGCATTTGCATCAATGGCCGTGAGCATTCGTTTGGCTTTATCAGCTTTCTGCGGGCTGGTATCAAATACGCGGATCTTTTGAAACACCTTTCGGTTCGCATATTCAGCCGGAGCCAACACAGTCCAGCGCAGATTTATGAAATCTTCGCCCTCATAGTTGTCCAGCTTTGCTTCGTCGCAAGCCGCCAGCACGCTGGTATTAGCAGGGATAATGCCTCCGCCGCCCATGTCAAACGTGTTGCCTTCCGGTTTTGTATTATCGCTGAGATTCCAAAATGACATTATTTTATGCTCCTGTTGCTAGTGATGTGATGTAGTTTACGAGCGGGTTTTTGCCTTGTTCGACTATCAGCGGTTCCGTGATCCCGTACCTGTTTTTACTCACGTTTGACGCACTGGCATGACAAATCATCACCCGCGTGCCGTCGCTGATGGCTTTTTTGCGTTCGCCATCGCCTTTGGTAAATGTTTCCAATTTCAGGAATGCCACCACGTCACTGTCATCAACATAGGGCGCAACGGACTTTTTACCGAGACGCAAACTGTAGCGGGTATAGGCATCCGTGTCCGGCAGCTCGATTGTCTCTGTTTCGGCGTGAGCCACAAAAACAATGTTCATGCCAAGCCGCAAATTCAGCAATCCGCACGCTTTGCGCACACGCTGATGCAGAGATCCTACTGCATCAACTCCGGCACCGTACCCGCCAAGGGCTTGTTTCAGCGAAGCGGGCTTTCTGGGGTCACTTTCGATAATGTGCGCAATAAACAGGCGCTCCAGGGCGGTAACACTGTCGATCACGACGGTTTTGTAATCGTGCTTTTCTTGCAATAAACTCATTATTTGCGCCCACAGGTCATCCACTTTTTGGATCAAAGGGAATGCGTCTGGACGCTGGTCAGCAGGGATCGCTTGCAGGCCATCTTCTGCGCGGATAACGATAGGACGGGGGAAGGTTGCCGCAAGGGTGGTCTTGCCAAGACCTGAGTCACCACATATCGTGACTATCGGCGACCTGTCTTTGGGTTTTTCTATTGTTTCTAATGTACTCATTATTATTACCTCATTGGGTTGGCAGTGGGAGCTATCTGCCGGTTATTTTCTCACTCCACGGTATACATCCTAAACAATGTAACGTAGGATGTAAACAGTAAAAAGTAATTATTTAACACGGAGGAAAACAAGATGCACACACTGCTATATATCAGACGCGCACTAAAAGACAGGAGATTGCAGGTCGTGGCAGATGCCACGGGGTTGCACTATAACACGCTCAGGACAATCAGGGATAACCCTAAACATATGCCCAACTACGACACAATAGTGCGTCTAAGTGCATATTTTGAGGCGGCCAAGCGATGATTTACAGCGACTTTATGGCAGAGGGCTACAAGATTTTCGGACTACATGGCGTCGATCAGGCTGGGCACTGTGCGTGCGCTCATGCCGCATGTGAGGCGCACTATAAACATCCAGTGGCTAGTAACTGGCAGCACAGCCCTGACTGGTCAGACGAACAGATAGAGGTTATGCAGCTCACCGGACAACTCTCCACGGGTTATGGCGTGCTAGTAGAAGGGCTGTTGGTTGTTGACGTGGATGCCCGCAACGGTGGGGTTGCATCTTACGAAAAACTACTGGAAGCTGTGCCGGAGATCGCCGGAGCTGGGCTGATCGTCAAGACTGGCTCCGGCAACGGGTCGATGCATTTGTATTTTAAAGTGCCTTCCGGCTTGGCGCTGATGCAGCACTTGCCTGCTTATAAAGGCATTGATTTTAAGAGCTCTGGTTTTGTGGTTGGCCCGGGTTCGCTGCACAAAAGCGGCAACAAGTACGTTGTTGCGCTCGGTTCTGTGGCTGATATTGATGATGTACCTGATGGGCTTTTGGCATTGCTGAATCGACCACAGATGCAGCGTGTTGAGTACAACGGACAGTCACTGGATCTGTCTAATGATGATTTGCGCGGTCTTATTCTTGCTGTGCCTAACGACGCAGATACCGGTCACGAAGTGTATATTAGAGTTGGCATGGGCATCCATCATGTCACAAATAGCAGCTTAGACGGCCTCGCTTTATGGCAGGAATGGGCTGCACAGTCTCCACGATACGCTAAAAGCGGCAACGGTTCGCGTATTGAGAACCGCTGGCACAGCTTCGGCAAGGCCAGCAACCCGGTCACAGTCGCCACGCTCATGCACTACGCACAACAGGCCGGGTGGTGTGTGCCTGTCACTTTTAGTGATGCGCCTGTTTTTGACTATCTCCCCGCTGAAGATGTGCTGGACACTGCTGGTATTGACCTGCTGAGGCCACCAGGGTTTGTCGGGGAGATCACAGAGTGGATTAACTCTCGTTCTCTTTTTCCGCGTGAAACCCTTGCAGTAGCCGCGGCGTTGATGGTCGTGAGCAACTGCGCCGGGATGCGCTATCGAGATCCGCTGGATGATTCTGCGTTTAATCTGTTCTGTTTTGGCGTAGCTGATTCCAGCACCGGAAAAGAGGCTATTCTCCAAGCACACAACGAGCTGATAAAAGCCGCAGGCATAGCAGGTGCGCTGGTCGGCGGGATTAAGTCAGAGCAAGAAATTTACCGCAATCTTATAAGGCACCAGGCGGCATACTACTCAATAGACGAGCTGGGCGAGCACTTTGCCAAGATCACCAGCGCTCAAAAAAGAGGCGGGGCTATTTATCTTGAAGGCGTCATCGGCACGTTGATGAACATCTATTCCAAATCGAATAGCTTTGTTGCAGTCACTGGTGATCTCAAAGAAGAAGTGCGCCAGGGGCTGCTTGCAGAGCGCAACAGGTTGCAGAAAGCAGTTGATGAAAACGAGGACAAAAGCGGAAAGTTTGCAGCCCGTATTGCGCGTGTAGACCAGTCACTGGCAACGATTGACATGGGCATCGAAGCGCCGTTCCTGTCAATTTTTGGCCTGACTACGCCTGAGAAATTTAACAACCTGATGGATTTCGAGCTTGTCGCTAACGGGTTTATGGGCCGCGCGCTAATCTTCCAAGAGCTGGAAAAGAACCCTAGAATTAAACCACGCGCCAAGCGAGGCAGGACGGGAGTTCCTGACCAGATTAAATACACGCTTTTCAACTTATATGCGCCTGGCTATTTTCAGCAGTCCTTAGAGCGCGTGGAGCGCGTTGGCGACAAAACAGATATACAGACAACGGACGAGGCGGTAAATGCACTGGACGAGGTTTCAGAGCGTTTTCACACGATGGCAGCGGAACAGGCTGAAGCCACCGGTATGCAAGCGATCCCCCGGCGCGGCTATGAGCTGGTTGCAAAGGTATCAGCAGTGCTGGCTATTCCGTCCGGGTTGAGGACGCTGGAGCACGTCCAGTGGTCGTACAGAATGGTTAGACGTGATATTGAGGGCAAGTTGAAACTTGCTTACAGCAATTCAGCGCCGGATAAAGGCAATGCTCTGCTGGCGCGTGTTTTGTCGCTCGTGACTCAGGAGCATGGTGAGACCATCGGGGTTATCTGCAATCAGTGCCGAGTTTATAAAAAAGAGCAGGTATGCGAGGCTGTGGCGCGGTTGGTCAAAAGCGGGCATCTGATCGAGGTTGAACATCAAGGAGCGCGCGGGCCAGTATCAAAGAAATTATTTCTAGCAAAACAGTAAAACGTGGTATAGTATTGACTTGTAACGCTTTTTTCGTTAAACCTTAGTAAACCGTAGTAGAGGAAACTAGAGTTTCTACTACGGTATAAGCCGCGCCAATCCTCACGATAGCAAAACTTTAGTAATTATAGTTGATCTCCTAGATACACTAGGAAGGAATCCTTACGATTTAAAATAAGTGTCTGACTATAGTATATAGTTACTAGAGTATCTAATAAGTATATATAAATCAATAACTTAGAAGATTAAAACCCTAGTAAAACTTTAGTAGCTCCAACTATTGTTTTCATATTTTTACTTTTATAAATTTATGGCCTACTGTGTGCGCTGGGTAACATAATAAACAGAAAAGGGATTTAATCATGAGCAAGCACGAAGCAAGATACTGTGAACAAGATGGTACGATCTACGCACTGATAGTCAGGATAGACCGGGATGGCAGTGAGCATGTCATACACGGTTATGCACGGTACTTTAAGGCCATGCAAGCTGCACGAAAATCCACCTCGGCTTATATCGCGGGGATAGGATCATGAGCACATGCACAGGATGCAGGGCACTTGAGATCACCAACGGAAGATGCAGGCGGCCACCTGTTGACGCCAAGTTCCTAGCGCTGATTTGTCGTAGATACACTCACGGCACTTGGAGTTTACTGCATGGCGCAATCCGTGACGCTTGGTGGTATCATTAGGTGACGTTTGGAAAGGGCTGTTCTCTTGGTGGGGGGCGGCCTTTTTCATAATATGGCTCCCGCTTTCCCCGCAAGATAGGATGACGTTTAAGTCGGTTTTTTAGTCCTAAACGTCAGTGGTCGGCGTGCTAATAATTTCCAGAAATTTATTGATTGTTCGTCTGGGGTCATCTTTTTCAAGTAGCATCGCAGCAAGCTGAAAAAATTTATCGCTACTGGTTTGATTAAATGTTGGCCTTATGTCGGGGAAATATTTTCCTAGCACATGCGCAAGGCAATTGAGACGGTCTATATCTATAGCCGATGTTACGTTTTTGCCTTTATATTCTGGCCGTAAATGTTGGCTGCGGCGCTGGGGGTGATGGTTAGATGAGCATGGACAAAGCCATAGAAGCAGGGCGCGAGAAGCGCAAGCCGTACAGGGGCGCTAAGGCTGTGGACCAATCTTGCCGGGATAAAACCTGCCCGTGGTGCAAGGGTAATGCAACACATAAAAACAGACGGCGCGAGCCGGTTAATGAACGAAGTGATTGCTAGTGGGTAAAAAGATTTCTTAAATACCACTAGTTAAGAAAAAAAACATGTGAATAATGGGTTGTGTCATTAATTTTTATTGAGGTACAAAACAGTGAAATACCTATCAGATAAAACAGTGGCAGAACGCTACGATACTTCACGCGCAACAATCTGGCGCTGGACTCGGGAAGGAAAACTTCCTCAACCAGTCCGACTTTCTGCTGGATCTACCCGCTGGAAACTTGACGACCTTCTGCAATTTGAGAAAAAACAGGAAATAGCAAAATGAAAAAGGCCACCCACCGCTGCATAGCGGAAACGCCTGCTTGGTTTGTCCGCGAGCCGGTTAATGAACGATAACAACAAAGCGAACGATAACATCAGCAGTGTTAGCGTGCAGGGGGAATGATGATAGACATTGACTGCATAAAATACATCATAAAACAAAAAGAATTGCAGCGTGATGCGGCTAAAAGTTGTTCTGAGGCTGAGCGCATAGGGCGCGAGATCAAGGCGTTAATCAGTGTGATTGAATAACAAGGAGCATAAGCATGATCGTTATAAAATACAGTTATGATCGGACCGGCACGTGGGCTTGCTTGGTGCAGACGTGGAAAGGCAAGGTTATTGGTTTTGGAATGAGCAAGGAGGAATCATTAGCCGATGCAGAACGGCAGGTGGTAGAATAACCGAAACCAGGAGCGCATGGAATGAAAAACCACGTAATATTAGTGCATGGTATCCGCGTCAAAGACAAAGGCCAGAAGTCTATCGGGCAACTGGCTGAACATTTTGTCAACGCAGGACATACCGTGGAGATGCTGGATTATGGACGGTTCGGGCTGTTCTCCCCCAGGTGGCAGAACAACGGCGTGGCGCAGAGGCTGGCTGAGCAGGTCAACGCGCTGGCTGATAAGGGCATGCCGGTAATCGTGGTCGGTCATAGCAACGGGTGTGCCATCACGCACATGGCCGGAGAGAACTACGGCGCACGCATACACCAGGCCGTATACATTGCACCGGCACTAAACTCAAACATAAAGTTCCCAACATCCTTTAAATCATTCCTCGTTTTCCACAACCAGAAAGATTGGGTGGTCAAACTTTCCGCTATGCTGTTCGCCCACTATTGGGGCGATATGGGAGCGGTAGGATTTACCCGTTTTGATCATCGAGGCCGAAACCGGAATGTGCTAACTAATTTCGAGCAGTCCAGCGGCAGTTCACACAGCTATTTTGATTCTTTTTTTGCACCCTTGATTGTCAGAGAGATTTTAAACATAGGAGGTAATCCATGTACAAATTAACCTGTTTTTTAACCATATTCTGGCTCTCTGGCTGCGGTACGCTACGAGATGACACTAACACACACTTGATCGTGTCCTGTGCTGATGGGGGTGGCTTTGGCTCATGGATAGGGCTGGGTGGTAAGACGGCTAAAATGACTCACTCTGCGAACGACCACACGTTTACACCAAAGGAAATGGAATTGTTTGCCCGCTCTTGCCCGGATGAAGTGACGCAGGACTCTATCATTAACAGATGAGCACTAAATATTTAATCCTCGGCCACGGCGGGCACGGCAAAGGAAGTGTGGCAGCAATCATGGAGAGCCTTGGAATTACTTGTATGTCCAGCTCACTCGCAGCTCTGCATAACGTTGTGTATCCGCAACTCAGGTACGGGTATCAGACGTGGCAAGAGTGCTACGCCGACCGACGAAACCACCGCGAGGAGTGGCTTAATCTGATCACTGATTACAACACCCCAGATGCTGGCAGGCTGTGCCGGGAGATACTCAAGGAATATGACTGCTATGACGGTATGCGCCCGTTGCGCGAGTTCGAGGCCACATCACACCTGTTTAACGTTATTCTGTACGTTGATGCCGGCATTCGGTCCGGCACTGACCCCACTATGGAAATCCATTTTAACCCATCGAGCATGATCCTGATAGACAACAACGGGCTTAAAGAAAACCTTCTTGCCACTGTTTCTGATGCTATTAAAAAAAGGAACTAACTGTGCAAATCGACGAAGGATTGCTCAAGTATGCAACTGCACGACAATGCGCGGCATGTCGTATAAGTATTTCCGATTTTTACAAAAATGATGAAAATAAATGAAAATATAGCAAATTATTTGTTAAAAAGGCTTTACTTTGGTCCATAGTGTGCTATTATAGATACATGGTCAGCAATAAAGCGGACCGACAACTAGGGAACAAGACCATGAGCAACTTTATAAACATCCAAGCTGGTAACGTCACAATAAACACATATCGCAATCCTGCTGCTGCGGTAACAACGCTGGAAAATATGCTTGCTAACGCGACCGATGCCGACTGCTTAACAGCCAGCATTGGCGATTTTGCGGCTCTTTGCGGAAACAGCTGGGTCCAAACTAACGCTACAGATTTTGAAGCGTCTTTTAGTTTTGAAAAGCTCGATTATAATACAAGCCTGAGATTTACAGTTGAGTTCGCCGCTGATGCAGTTTTTAACACAGACGACCTTAGCAATCTTGATTGGGATGCAGCGATAGAAAATGCCGATATTACAATAGTATAGGTTTTAACTAGATTGCATTGGTAGCAGTGCAATCTCTGGTAAAACTTAAACTAACCAAAAAAAGGAACAAGATCATGAAAATATACTTCGTGCAACATAACAATATCCGAGCAAGACTATGCCGAAGATGAATAAGCCCGCACAGGGCAACAAAGGCAGGCAACACGCGTTGATAGGGGATAATCCCCTTGATGCGCAGTCGCTTTTCGCCTCCCGGAAGAGGTCAATCCGAAAAGTAGCGGTGTCCAAGCACCTGGGCTTTATTCAAGCGGGCAACGTATGAGCGCATCAGCCGCAGCAAAATCAGCAGGGCTTAAAAGCCTTGCTGAGGTATCAGAGATCACCGGCAAGCCGCCACAGACGCTCAGGCGCTGGCACACAGAAGAACCGGCCCTGTTCAGGGTTGTACTGCTCGGCTGCGCTAGACAGAAAGAAAAACAAAGCGTAGAATGAACCTATTCCCTAAGACTTTACCCGCCTCTCCTTGGCGGGTTTTTTTTGTGTTACAATAAGGTATAACCCGGATGTTCCGGCCTAATCTTGCGGTGCAATGATGGCTCATCTCCCCGACTATAAAAGAGTTCTTACCAAAACACTTATTCCATATGCTCGTAATTCGCGCACTCATTCTGAGGCGCAGGTCAGTAAAATAGCGGCTTCCATCAAAGAATTTGGCTTTCTCAATCCAGTTATCATCGACGGCAGCAGTGGCATCATAGCGGGCCACGGGCGCGTTCTGGCCGCAAAGAAGCTGGGGCTTATGGAACTACCGGTTGTCGAGGCTGCACACCTTACAGACGCCCAAAGGCGGGCGTACATCATCGCGGATAATCGGCTGGCGTTAGATGCCGGATGGGATGATGAGCTGCTGCGGGTGGAGTTCGATGAGCTTGGCGCGCTGGGGTTTGATCTTGAGTTGACAGGGTTTTCCTTAGATGAGATCAATGTGCTGAATGGCGATATTATACCTCTTGATGAGGTCGATGAGATAAAACAAGAATGCAACATTCAGATAGTATGCGTAGACTGGACCGAGCGCGAAATGGCCATTGGAAAGCTAGGAAGTAAAAAGATATCGTGGATTGATCTTGAGGGCATGCTAAGATGAAAGTAGCTCTTTTGGACGCAAGACAAGGTAGCCGCAATCCAGCAAATAGCAGCACTGTTGCGTACCGTAATATGTTAATACTTGCAAAAGAGCTTTGCGCTGATCTTTTTGTGTCCTCTAAACAGCTGGTAAAGGCAAGTGGAGATTATGATGCAATAATATGCGGATTTGGATCAACCTCCACGGAGCGCACAGAAAGCGTTAAGTTTTTGCAGAGGAACGAGCAGGCAAATTTATTCTGGCTTGTAGGTGAGTATGAGCAATCAACGTTTGCTCCTCTCTTCTATGCTGGGCGTCAATATCATGTATTGCGAAATTACGATCATCCAATGAAAAACAAACAGGCGCATGCCCAGACATTTGTCAACCTGAACGCTTTGCTTGCTGGCCCTGCGCCTGATAATGATGCGGCAAGGCAGTACGGAGCTGTATATTATGGCAGGTGGAGAGAGGACCGCAGCGAGTACTTCGCTCGGTATTTGCAGGGCGAGGTAATGCTATCAACCAGCCCTAAAAATATGAAGGTTTTTGCTGGCAACAAGTGTAATCCAAAATATGCACGAGCGTTATCTTGGGCAAACGGGAGGGAGACGCTTAGACTATTTTCAGCATCACTGTATATCGAGGACAGATTTACTCACACTCATTATAATTGTCCAGCTAATAGATTTTATGAGGCAATCAAGTGCGGCGTGACTATAGTGGCTCAGCAGGAAGCAAAGGCTACATTCGATAGATACGGGATAGAGTTGGATCAATGGAGGTATGTTTCAGACGCGCATCAGCTACATGATATAGGCAAGAGATTGATGAATGATGATAGTTTCCGGCGCAATTCCCTGGCCACTCAGCGCGAATGGGGATTGTCGGCAGTGGCAGAGAAATCTGATGTGATCGCCACATTAAAACGGGTTATTTTTGGCGGCGAGACTTACGCGGCACTGAAGGCCACACCATAATGCCACTACCAGCCCACGAGCCGACGGACAAAACCCGCGAGCTGGTTGCGGGTTTTTTTTGTGTTAGAATAGGGTATAACCCGGATGTTCCGGGCAATCACTTGCGGTGCAAATGATGACAAAACCTTCAGATTTTATACTTTATAAAACAGCCTCATTATTTATCAGACAATATCCCTATGCTACGCGCTGATAGTTTCGATCTTGCAGATGCAGGATTTGATCTTGATTTTCAAGTGATTGGTCTTGACGATATGCCAATATCTACATACGATCATCAAAAGAAAATGGGGGGGGTACTTGGCAAAGAATACCGGCTTCAGCAGAAATATATCAAAATCATCACACAAAAAAGCAAGTTACTGAATATCGACTTTGATTCTCTCGCCGAAGGCTATCAAACAAGAATTATCACTAACAACGCAATAAACGCAATCGTCGTGCTGGATCTGATTTCTGAAAGGTACGAAATGGACGAGGTTTACATCTGCGTTTACCGGATGAATCAACGTGCAGTAAATTGGATTAAAGAAAGGCTGCATGACGCTGGCGTAGATTCACTTGTTCTTCTAAGCAATTTCTTTCGCGAAAACAAACGTTATGAGCGATGGTTTGAGACGATAACAGCTCTTCAGTCTGATACCTTCAAAGTAAAAACAGGCTGCCTTCACGCAAAAGTATTCTGCTGTAAAACTAAGTGCGGGAAGCACTTTGTGTTTGAGGGTTCCGGCAATTTGTCTGACAACGCCAGGTTTGAGCAATATATTATTGAGCAGAACGAGGATGTTTTCAACTTCCACAAAAACTGGATGGTTGATTATGAGGGCTGACAGATGATAACCAAGCCGAGCCACAAACCTACAGATGAGACACGGGCGCAATGTCGAGCACTTGTCGCTTACGGCATAAGACATGACGAGATCGCCGCTTATGTCGGGATCACGAAAATGACATTGTATAAGTATTACCGGGAGGACATAGACAAGGCTGTCCCAACAGCTCAGGCAAAAGTAGGAAAGTTCCTGTTCGACGCAGCATCAGGCGATGCGCTCAACAAAGGAGCCGCGTATTCCGACTGCCTTCGGGCTGCGATGTTCTACGCAAAGACACAGATGGGGTGGCGTGAGAACGATCCTGTGCAAGTGGCAGTGCTTGCTGAGCCAATCGAGATAATCCGTGCAACTCGCACTAACTGAGCCGCAAGAGGATTTTGTATTCAGCCCTGCACCCATGCCCGCAATGGTGGCTGGTTTGGGTGCGGGAAAGAGCCAAGCCGGAATGTGTAGGCTGTTGATCAAGATGCTTGCAAAGCCTGGCATTAACACCGGTTACTACATGCCCACATATGACCTGCTAAGACGCCGTGCAATGCCTGGCACCGAGGAGATTCTAGGCAATCTTGGGCTTACTTTCCAAACCAACAAAAGCGACTACATCATTGCCATAGCTGGCTACGGGGAAATGATCTTCCGTAGCTATGACAGGCCGGAAAGGATCATTGCCTACGAGGTGGCGCACTCGCTGGTCGATGAAATTGACACGCTACCAAAGGACAAAGCTGCTCAGGTATGGCGAAAAGTATCAGAGCGAAACCGCCAGAAGTGCGGCGAGCCGAACACCATCGGCTGTGTCACCACGCCTGACCAAGGGCTGGGCGGTTTCGTGTACAGCAAGTGGGGTAAGAACCCTGCCCCGGGCTATACTCTGATCAAGGCATCTACACTGAGCAATCCGTATCTGCCGGACGGATACGTTGACCAGATCCGCGCTAACTACGATCCCATCCTGGCAGAGATGTACATCAACGGCGATTTTGTATCGCTCTCGCGCAACAAGGTTTACACGTTCTTTGATCGCAAGAAACACCACACTGACCGCACTCTGACCGACAGCGACACCCTGCTGTGCGTTGGGCTGGACTTCAACGTGGGCGGCACCTGTGCGACGATCTGGATTATTGAGGGCGGCAAGCCCATTGCTGTTAATGAATTTGTATGCCACGACACACAGGACTTTATACTTACAATAAGCCGTTATAGAATGATGGGTCGTAAAATAACGGTTTATCCAGATGCTTCTGGGCGGGCGCGCAGCACTAATGCCTCACTGACAGACGTGCAGATGATCGAGCAAGCAGGGTTTAATGTGGACGCGCCGGACGCAAACCCGATGATTCGTAATCGCGTGAATTGCGTGAATGCTTTATTATCTCATGATAGAATGCTTGTCAACACGGACGCTTGCCCATTATTGACCAATGCTTTAGAAACTCAGGGCTATGATGCCAAAGGCGAGCCGGAGAAATTCGCAGACCATCCAGCGATAGATGATTGGACAGATGGTGCAGGGTATTTTCTAAACCGAAGGTTCCCGATCGAGCGGCCTGTATCAACAATGCACATTAAGTACGTCTAAAGGACATTTTATGCCAGCCAGTGACCAGCACCCAGAATACAGAAAGTTTGCGCCCCGCTGGGCTGTTGTCCAGGACTGCGTATCAGGTAGTGACGAGATAAAGGCCAAGCGCACGGCGTACCTGCCGATGCCGAATGACACAGACCATTCTGAAGAAAACCTAAAGCGATACGCGCAGTATGTTCAACGAGCCAACTTCGTCAACTTCACAGCATCAACGCTGGAAGGCTTGCTGGGCATGGTGTTCAGGCGTGACCCCAAGATGGATCTTGTCCCGACTGTTGAGTACCTGCGCAACAACGCCACGGGGTCGGGGGTTTCATTGGAGCAGTTGTTGCGCTCCTCGATCAGTCAGGTTATCCAAAAAGGGCGGCTCGGCTTTCTGGTGGACTATCCAGAGGCTGAAAAAGGGCTGAGAAAAAAAGCAGTGACAGCAATGGGTATGCGGGCAAACGTGGTTAAATACGAAGCAAAGGCAATCATCAATTGGGAAACCAGGTCCATTAACGGAACAATCGTTCTGGCGATGATCGTGCTGTCTGAGGATTTCAAGGTTTATGCAGATGACGGGTTTAGCTGGAAAGTAAAGCCATACCATCGGGTGCTGCGCCTTGATGCCGATGGCGTTTACAGGCAGTATCTGTACAACGATCTCGACATAATAATTGACATAGTAGAGCCGCGGCAATCCGATGGCAGCTTGTGGAGCATAATCCCTTTTGCATTCTGCGGCGCCACGAACAATGATTCCATAATCGACAAGTCGCCGTTGTACGACATTGCCAACCTGGATATTGCGCACTACAGGAACTCTGCCGATTTTGAGGAATCGAGCCACATAGTCGGACAGCCAACGCCAGTATTTGCAGGGCTTACAGAGCATTGGGTCAGCGAAGTTATGAAAGGCGGCGTTCGCATTGGCTCCCGTGGTGGTGTAATGTTGCCTGTGGGCGGTCATGCAACGCTCATGCAGGTAAACGAGAACTCAATGCCGATGACAGGCATGGACAAGAAAGAAATGCAGATGGTTAAGATCGGCGCACGCCTGATCGAGGACAACAAAGGCGGCAGCGAGACAGCAGAGGGAGCACGCATTCGATACGCCGGGCAAACCAGCAAGCTGGCTGTAATCGTCGGCAATGTGGAATCAATGGTCAACCAATGCCTTGTATGGGCACAGATTTTTATGGGCGGTGAGGGTGAGTCTTCCATCCTGCTGAACCGCGAGTATTACGACCGTCGCCTGGATGCTCAAACCATCATGGCTGAGATTGCGCTATACGACAGAGGGCTGATTGCTAAAACTGATCTGCGAACCAGCTTGCGCGCCGGCGGTCATATTGCGGCAGATCGAAGCAATGAAGCAATTGATGACGAAGCAGAGGTGCTAGAAATTTGAGCGCAACAACACGGCTAATTGACACGGCAACGCGCAGGCAGATTTTCCTTGAGCGGTTTGCGGGCGGCGAGGCAAAAAAAGCGATTTCAACGCTGAATCGCCTGCGCCTCGATATTAACGCCCGCATTATGCAAGAGCCTACGCAATTTCAGCGACAGCGGCTGGTGGTCCTGCTTGCTGACATTGACGCCATGTATCTTCCGCTTGTTCAAAAGCTATCAGGACAGGTGCGCAAGTCAACAAACGAGATTGCAATAAGTGAAGCGCAGTTTTCTGTAATGTCATACAACCAGGTATCTAAAGTCGATTTCATCCTACCATCAAACGATGCGCTGATAGCAGCGGTCAACGGCTCGTTGCTCACAGTGAGAAAAAGCCGTGGCAGCGTGGACATTCCGCAGATGCTAAAAGACTCGGCAGGAAGCAGCTCAAAGCTGGTAGCACAGACGATTACCGACGGGCTGGCGCTTGGGGATACTACGCCACAGATCGCCCGCAAGGTATCTGAGATCCTTGCCACGGTAGAAAGGCGGCACGTTGAGGCGCTAGTCAGGACTGCAATCAATGATGCCGCACAGGTGGCGCGGGAGCAAGTTTATGGGCGTAATGCGGATCTGGTGAAGGCTGTGCGTTGGGTTGCTACGCTGGACAATCGCACAAGTTTAATCTGTGCGGGCCGCGATGGCGCTGAATACCCTGTGGACCTAGGTCCGAGACCTCCTGCACATTTTCGTTGCCGCTCCACCACTGTGCCTGTAATTAACGGGATATTTGCTGAGATAGGCATGGGCGGTGACCGGCCATCAAAAGGCGCAGATGGCAAGGTCGAGTTTATCGGCGCACGCAAGACTTACGGAGGCTGGCTCAAAGACCAGCCCAAGGAATTTGTTGATGAAGCACTTGGGCCAGAGCGTTCTGCGCTGTTCCGTTCCGGCAAGTTATCAATCGACCGGTTTACAGACCCCACGGGACGCAAGTACACACTGCGTGAGCTGGATGGCATGACAGGAATTGCGTTGCTTTAATAAGCGGATGTTCCGCAAATTATGACGGATGTTCCGTCGAGGTACTATGATGACTGATATAATTGATGCCCCTGCGATCTCACCTGAGACACAAGCGCAACTTGATTCCATAACCGAGATTAAGTTAGAGAACGAACGGTTGACAGCCAAAATTGAGGAAGCCAACAAGCACAACAAAGCGGCTGAGACAGAAGCAAAGCGACTTGCCCGCGAAAAGGCTGAGGCTGAAGGCAACTTTAAGCAATTATTTGAGTCCAGCGAAGCAGAGCGAAAACAACTGCAATCACAATTGCAGGGCATGGCAGACCAGAGCGCAAGCGAGAAAGGCAACACAGCAGCGCTTCGTTTAGCGATGGATTTGGCAGGAAGTGAGAACGATGCAGTCCTGCTGGCTGACTATATTGCCAAACGATTAAAATTCGTGGATAATGTTTTGAAAGTAACCGATGATTCCGGTAACCTAACAGTTTCTACGGTTGACGATCTCAAAAAGGAGTTTGCGAACAGTGTTCGATTCTCCTCGCTCCTGAAAGGCAATCAATCTTCTGGCGGCGGTGCTGCTGGTGGGTCAAAAGGAGGCGGTGCCTCACCATCAATAACTCGATCTGAGTTCGACTCACTAGATTCAATTGCACGCATGAAATTCGTCAAAAATGGCGGCAAAATTAACGATTAAGGAATATCTATCATGGCAGAGAATACCATCAACGGATTAGTTCCGGATATATACGAAGCACTGGACGTTGTGTCACGCGAGCTTACAGGCATGATCCCTGCGGTCACTATGTCGGCAAGCGCAGAACGTGCAGCACTTAACCAGAGCATTATCATTGACGTGGAAGCAGCGGGTAATGTCGGTAACACGACTCCCGGAATGGCCATACCTGAGCCTAGCGGGCAGACTTCTGGAACGACCAGCATTGTTATTACCAAGTCGCGGGTTGCAGATTTTGGTTTTGTTGGCGAGGACCAGAAAGGACTCAGCAGCGGCGCTGGTTACTTAAACGTTCGGGCAAATAAAATTGCCCAGGCTATTCGGGCGCTTGCCAATGAGGTTGAGACGGATCTGGCAGCACTGCAAAAGACTTTTAGCCGCGCTTATGGTACGGCTGCAACCACGCCTTTTGGCACAGCTAACGATTACACTGATGCATCAAACGTGCTGAAAATCCTTAAGGATAACGGCGCTCCAGGCTCAGATAATCAGCTTGTTATCAACACGTCTGCCGGTGCTAATTTCATTGGCAAGCAGTCAGCGGTTAATTCTGCTGGCACTGACTCAATGCTGCGTCAAGGTGTCTTACTTGATCTGGCAGGTATGCCGCTTCGCGAGTCTGCTCAGATCAATACGCAAGTTGCGGGCGCTATGGCTTCAGCAACTACTACGTCCGGCGCTCTGACTGTTGGCCAAACTGCTCTGGTCCTAGCAACTGCTGGCACTGGTGTTGTTGCTGCCGGTGATGTGATTACACTGGCAAACGACGGTAATAAATATGTCGTTACAAGCGTTGTTTTCGCAGGCGCTAACCCTGCATCTGGTGACGTGGTAACTATTGCCGCACCTGGCTTGCGCGTTGCTCAGGGCGTAGCTACACGCGCCATCACTGTGACCGCAACCTCTGCGCGCAACATGGCGTTCAACCGCTCTGCAATCGTTCTGCTGGCTCGCCCTCCTGCACGTCCTGTAGAGGGTGATCAGGCGACTGATGTGATGCTTATCACTGATACGCGTAGTGGGCTGACAATGGAGTTTGCGATGTACAAGGGTTACCGCAAGGTGCGCTATGAAGTGTCGCTGGCCTGGGGTGTGAAAAACATAAAGCCCGCGCACACAGCTTTGCTGTTAGGCTAAACCAGACAGCCCGCTGCTTCGGTGGCGGGCTTTTTAACCACAATAGGTGCAGCGATCATGGCTATCATAGTTGAAAATGGCAGCATAGTTGCGGGTGCAAACAGTTGGGTTACTCGCGCTGCGTTTATCACTTACGCGGCTGAACGTGGCGTGACGATTGCCGATACTGTTGCCGCTGATGTGATGTTGATAAAAGCGGCTGAGTACATCACGGGCATGGGACCGAGGCTGATAGGTGAGCTAGTCGACCGCGGGCAGACCACAGCCTATCCACGCCTTAATCTTGTAATTCAGAACTGGCATTGGCTATCCACCGAGATTCCACTAGCAGTAATTAACGCGCAGTTGGCGGTGGCTCTAGAGATAAACGCAGGGGAAGACCCCTACAATCCAACCATTGCAGAGCTACCAACGATCAGCAAACGTGTGGAGGGTGCGGTAGCTATTGAGTACGCTGACCCGAGCAGCGCGGCACTGAAAATCAGCAAAACCCGAACATCCACAATGTATATTACACAGCTTCTTAGAGTTTCCGGTTTGACGGTAGTGCGCGTATGACACTGCTTACCGACATGACACTTGTGGCCGATACGCTCATTGCTGATTTTGGTTTTGTGTCTGTTATCCGGCGCAAAACAGGAGGCGGTATTGATCCAGTGACGGGCGTTAATACAGAAACTACATCAGACCTTGCAGTGACAGCAGTAGCGGTATCGGTGCGGATTGACAGGATTGATAACACGACAATCCTTGCTGGTGATAGAATGTACGTTCTAACAAGCGCACAAGAGCCACAGACAGGTGACAGGTTTCAGGTCGGCGCAGAGTATTGGCAGGTCATAAACTGGCAGAACAAGCAGGTGCAGGCGGGTGATGTGGCCTATGTGATACAGGTGCGCAAATAATGGCAACTATGACATTGCAGCAGTGGGCTGATAAGACTGAAAGGAATCTTGATAGCGTGTCGCGGGAATTAAAACTTGAGATTTTGAAAAACTTAGTTATGGGCACCCGGATTGACACCGGACGAATGCGTGGGAATTGGCAGCTATCACAAGACAGCCCCATAACATCAGAGCTGGACAGATTAGATAAAGATGGCGGGCCGACAATAGAGGCTGAAGGAGCAAAAGTTACAGGCGTTTCATTAACCTACATTACAAACAATCTGCCTTATGTCGAGGTTTGGAACGAGCGCGACGCAATAGTGGCAAAGATGCAGGCAGCAGTTGGGCGCATGGTAAAAACTTCTGTAAAAAAGGTTGAGCGATGACAGTCAAAATCGACCAAGCATTTACCAACGCATTCATTACCGCCGAATACGGGCTGCCAATAGCACATGAAAATTTACCATACGTTCCAGTACCTGGCACTGCGTACGCTGAATTGATCGTGGCACAGAACGATCAGTCACCTTTCTCGATTACAGACAGCAACGAAACAACCGGAGTATTCCGTGTAATTTTGCGCTACCCGTTGCTGTCCGGTGCGATTGGTATTAAGACTATGGCTGACACAATATCTGCAACTTTCAAAATCGGCACCTTGCTGACATACGATGGACAGTCTGTTAAAATTAACCGAGTTGGGCGCGATGTTGGCTTCCCGGAAGAAGGCTGGTATAAAATTGTTTTAACTTTTACTTATTGGGCCTACATCGCCCGCTGAAATGAGGAATTAAAGAATGGCTATTCAAACAAGCGCAGGAACCACCCTTGCAGTATCCGCAGCATTACCAGCAACTTTTAATGCTGCCGGTTATGCGGAGCTAACTTTTTTGCCAGTAGGTGAAATTACAGAGCTGCCATCCTTTGGCTCGGTGTACAGCCTTGTTACGCACAGCCCTTTGGCAGAGCGTGAGATCACCAAGAAAAAAGGCTCAGTTAATCACGGCACGATGGCGCTGAGCTTTGCCTCTGATGCTGCTGATACCGGACAGACTGCTTTTAAAACTGCCAGCACAGCAGATACGGAAGTGGCAATCGAGATTACCTACCCGGACGGCGAAATTGACTACACTACAGCACTGGTCATGGGGTTCACTCAGACGCCCGGTAGTGCGGACAGCATTAAGCAGGGCGGCGCAACGCTTGAGCTGACACGCGCTCTGGTGAACGTAGCAGCAGCTTAATCCAATAGCGCGGGGTAACTCCCGCGCTTAACTTTGCACGGTGGGGAAATAATGGATTTATCGCAGATAAATTTAAAGGTTGCGGCTGAAGATGGCATTGCTGTAAAACTTCAGCACCCGGTAACGGGTGAGTATCTCAAAGACGAAAAAGGCGGCAGCATTGTCATCAAGGTGCTCGGCAAAGACTCCGAGAAATGGCAATCCGTTGCCAAGATGAACAACACGAAAAACGGTAGCCGGTATAAGAACAAACCTGTTCCACAATCGGCACTTGAAGCAACACTGTACGACATACTTGCCGAATGCACAGTGTCGTGGTCAGACTCGATTGAGTTTGATGGCGTAAAGCTCAAATGCACGAAAGAGAATGCGCTGATGATCTATCAGGAGCGCAACTGGATTGCAGAGCAGGTACTGGAAGCAGCAGGTGATCGTGCGAACCTTTTTTTGAGATAACTGAAACGCTGATGCTGTACGTCCAGCAGTGGGCGTGGCTTTGCACAAGGGCAAAGGATCAGAAGGCTCCACGGATGGAGCGCATGATTGATGAAGAAGTCAGCGAGGCGATGCCGGACACTGGTAATTTTTATTACCTGATTGAGATACTAACCAGGGCAGGAACCACGTCTAGCACAGGTGGTCATGTAAGCGGGTTGTCGTGGTCTGAGCTTGCTGCGTTTTTCTGCCTTTTTAGAATACCTGTTACAATATGGGAGACACAGACGATAAAGAGAATGTCTGACCAGTACGCATCATCGTGCAGGTTGTACGATGATTCCAATATCGGCAAGCCTTACTCCAAAAGTGAGGACAAGAAAGAACTGGCTCAAAGTATCAAATCCGCATTTAAGGCGATGGGTAAATAGATGACTGACTTGGCAAACATCGTTGTAAAAGTAGATACCAGTCAGGTTAAAGGTGCTTCGCAGGATATAAATAAACTCGGGACTGACACAACTGCCGCAACTGGCAAGATTGGTTCCGGGTTTGATAATGCTAAAACTAAAATCCTTAGTTATATTGGCGCTTACGTTGGCTTCAATGCTGCCAAGGCTGCAATCTCTGGAATTATAAGTGCGCACTCCGAATTTGCAAAATCAATTTCAGAATTGTCAGCCATTACGGGCGCGACCGGCAAGGATTTACAATTCTATACTGACCAAGCCAAAGAGATTGGCCGCACAACTTCCCTTAGTGCTTCACAAGCAGCAACCGCATTTAAGCTAATAGCATCAGCAAAGCCTGATCTGTTGGCATCTGCTGAATCGCTGGCGGCAGTTACCAGAGAAGCTGTGACTCTGGCGGAGGCTGCCGGTATAGCACTTCCAGACGCAGCCAGGGCGCTTGGCAGTGCGCTAAATCAATTCCAGCTCCCGGCATCAGATGCAAGCCGCGTCATTAACGCACTTGCGGCATCTAGCAAGCTTGGCACGGCAGAGGTCGGGGCCGTCACAGAAGCATTACGGAACGCTGGTTCTGCTGCTAATTCTTTAGGGCTGGACTTTGAAGAAACTGTTGCAGGCATTCAAGCGCTTGCGGCTTCAGGCCGTGAGGGTGCAGATGCTGGTACAGCCTTAAGACAGGTGCTTTTAAGGCTGGAATCTACAGCAAACGAAAAACTGCAACCTTCCGTTGTCGGGCTGGTGGGCGCATTAGATCATCTGAAAACTATGAGCCTGGATAATACAGAGTTGATGGACTTGTTCGGACAAGAGGCTTTTACAGCGGCCACCTCTCTGCTTTCTCAGTCTCATATTGTAAGTGATCTAAACGTCACCTTGCGCGGAACGAATACAGCAACAGAGCAAGCTGCAATCAATATGGATAATTTAAGCGGCGACGTATTAGCGAGCAAGAGCGCGTTCGAGGCTTTACAGATTGAGATAGGTGGATCATTCAATCCAGCATTACGTGCTGCAACGCAGGCTTCAACGGCGTTTATAGCATCATGGGCCGACGCCAATAAAATTAAAAATAGCATTGAGGCAGTTGCATCAGCAGCAACCATGCTGGCGCTTGTGATTGGCACGAAAATGGTAGTAGCTCTGGCAGAATCTACTGCCGCAACTATAAAAGACTCGGCCGCAAAATACGCTTCGATGATTGCTGACCAACAAAAAACAGCAGCAACTTTGGCACTAGCTAATGCCGACCTTTTTGCAGCGCGGTCAGCAGCCGCACGCACGCCCGGATTTTATCTCAATGCTCAGGCTATGGCTGCACTCACGGCAGCAGAGGTGGCAGCAACAGGGGCGAGCACTGCCCACACTGCCGCGATGGGCAGATCGTTAACCGCTATGACTGCACTAAAAGGCGCGATGGCACTAATTGGCGGGCCGGTAGGTGTGGCAATGATTGCCGCGTTTGGCGTGTACAAACTCACGGAAGCACTGCTAGAAATGGACGTGGCTGCCAATAGATTGTCGGGGCCAGAATTTGCAGCTCAACGCATTGATGTCATGAGTATAAACTTAGAGCAAGCAACAGTAAATGTTGGGGCTGCCAGAGAGGCAATAAGTTTACTTTTACTAGAGCTTGCATCGGCAAATGAAATATATGGCGAATCTTCAAAAGAAGTCGCTGGGCTTAGCAATAAACTGGACTTACAGCAAAACTGGCTCAATCTCAACAAAGTAAAACTTGCAGAACTTACACAAGAATATAATTCGCTAACTGAGAATGTCGATGATGCTGCAGGTTCTCTTTCTGATTTCACAATTGAAACTCAAGAGGCTACTGCATCCCAAGAAGAAATGAACGCAAAAGCATTTGAGGTGCTAGGCATATTGTCCAACGAGCGTGGAGCACTGAACCTGAGCAGCTTAGAGCTTGCCATTAGGAACAATCTACAAAAAGCAGGTGTTGATGCAACCTCTGATCTTGGTAAGCAGATCATTGCTGCAACTACTGCACTTAATCTTGAAGAACAAGCATTGATCGACGTCGGCGAAGCTGCAAAGCAGGCCGAAAAAGATAACGAAACAGCTCAGGGTAAAATAGCAAAAGCTGCTGAAGAAGCCGCCAGAATTGCAGAAGAAAAATGGGCGCGCACCCATGAGTTTATGACTACATCACTGCTGGAGATTGCAGAGAACGGCGGCAATGCTTTTAATGATATGGCCAAAGCATTTGAAACGATGGTTAAGCGCATGGTAGCAGAGTGGCTTGCAAGTGGGCTGATGGGCATACTGTCAGGACAAGGGCTGGGCGGGTTTAACAAAACGACGGGAATCGGGCAGCTTTTTTCTGGTGGTGGGTTAACAGAAAATATAAAGTCAGCGCTGGGCATAGGTGGCAGTGGAGCAAGCAGTCCAGGTGGTAGTGCAGTTGACGCAGCAATGAATAAAGGCATTTCCACGGCTGCATCTAAAATTGGATCTTTGCTGGGCATAGGTGGCGGCACTATTGCGGCTGGTACGGCGGTCGGCGGTACAGCAGGAGTATCAACTGTTTTTGCAGCAAGTGCACCTTCAGCGGCGGGTATCACGTCATCTGCAATAGGAGGCACGGCAGCAACCGGAGCGGGCGGAATCGGGGCCACGCTTTCAGGAATCGGATCCAGCATTACTGGCGGACTTGCTACGGCAGGTTCCACGGCTATGAGTTTGCTCTCTGCAATCCCCGGATGGGGTTGGGCACTTGGTGGCGCTGCACTGTTGGCAAAGGTGCTGGCAAAAGAAGAAACACTTTCAAACAATGGCGGCTTTTTAATCCGGGATATTCCCAGCGTATCATCTGACAGGAAGTTCGACGTTCCGGCTTTTGACTCAGGCTTCGATCCTGTTGGTTTTGCGCGCAGGGAAGATCAGGGCGCGGCATCGGAGATAATCAACGTATTCCGCGCTGATGACGCGATGCTAACAGCACTGGCAAAAGCTAATGGCCTAAGCGTTAATTACGATTCCATGAACTTTGGCGGCTACAACGAAAAAGGGCAGGGTAATGGCCTGTTTTTTGGCACAGCAAGCGAGGATGGCAAAAACACAGCAGTCAGTCTTGAGGATCAGCGATCATTATTTATATCACATTGGTTGCGGGGGTTGTCTGGACAAGTAGACCAGTCAATTATCAACGCGGCTTTATCTCAAGGCTCTGCTGATGCGATGCTGCAAAAGGCGGCTACAATCGGTGGTTATGATGGCTCTCATGCAAGCGGTCTGCGCCGTGTGCCATTTGATGGATACCGTGCTGAGTTGCACAAAAACGAGGAAGTGCTCACAGCTGGAGATCCGCGCAACTCAAACAACGGTGGCGACTCGATGATCGTGGAAATGCGGAAAATTGCTGCTAGTGTTAAGCGCACGGCTGATATACTGATGCGAGTCACTCGTGACGGCGATGCACTATTGACGGAGCCAGTTTGATATGCAAGTTATTCCACCGATTGAGATAACTGATGCACGCCTTACCAGCTCTGCTGTGCCGGAGGAAATAGCTGCCACCTATGATGGCGCTACCGCTTACGCTGTGGGTGATTTGGTTGGCATAGCCACTGCTTACGGGGTGGCTCAGGATGTGTGGAGATCTCTGCAAGCTGCGAACACTGGCAACGCGCTTGTTGAGGGTGCGTTCTGGGCATTCGCTGGTGACGTGTACCCCATTTACGCAAGCGGGTCATCTGCTGCCCTTGGCGCTTACGTGACAGACCTTGCGACACACTCGCTGTATGAGTCGCTGGCCGCTGGTAACACGGGCAATGCACTGACTGATGAAACGAAGTGGAAATACGTTGGCAAGACTAACCGGTTTAGATTGTTCGATTATACACGCAGTGATCAAACCGTTTCTGGCTTGTCTTTAACTGCTGTGATCACTCCAGGCAAGCGCATAAACTCAATCGGGCTTAAAGGTATTCTTGCAAACGCATACGCCATCACTGTGACAAGCGTACTAGGGGGCGGCACAGTATACAGCGCAAGCGGTTCGCTCAATACACGAGAGACAGTTACTTGGAGTGATTATTTCTTTGGCGAGTTCAGCACTCAAAAAAGTCTGGTGTTTTTTGATGTGCCGCCATTGTCAGATTCAATTATTACCATTACCATGACTGCAACATCCGGGAGCACAAAACTCGGCGCTGCGGTGTTCGGCTCGTTCGTCTACCTTGGCGTTACGCTTAACTCCCCATCCAGTGACATTCTAAACTTTTCTACCATTGCCCGTGATACTGATGGTAATGCTATACTAACAGCTAGACGTAACGTTCCAAAATCTCGGCAGACTGTAGTTGCTGAAAAGGCGAACGTGAACAAAATACGCGGGCTGCGTGATTATCTAAACGCTGTGCCAGCTTTGTGGTACGGCCTTTCTGATGCAACTGATGGTTATTTTGAGTCGGTCTCAATTCTCGGAATATATAAAGCCTTTGAGATCAACGTGGAAAACCACGGCGAAGCAATCGTAAATTTGGAACTTGAGGAAGTTTAAATGACCACAATCACGCAGATAATACCATCTCTCGGAACGCCGCCAACTACGGCTGATCCTGCAACGTTTGATGCGCGGGCGGATACTTTGCTTGGTACGGCTTTACCGGCAATGGTAACTGCTGAGAACACATGGGCTACTCAGGCGAATACGGTTGCTGGTGAAGTTAATACCGGCGCCGCTACCGCGACCACTCAGGCTGGAATAGCAACCGACAAAGCCGTCTTGACCGCTGCTGACCTCGTGCAGACTGGTCTCGACCGCGTGCAGACTGGCCTTGATCGCACATCCGCAACCGCCAGTGCAACCACGGCGACAACTCAGGCGGGAACATCTACAAGCAAAGCGGCTGAGGCTGTCATTAGTGCTAATGCGGCCGCTGCGTCTGCCATTGCTGCCGCTGCTGCTGTGATTGCGAACATATCTTCAGTGACTACGTTCACAAATCCCCTTGCCCGCGCTGTGCGGGTGGCTATGACGGCTAGTGCTTCAGTAGGCGGGATACAGCAACTGAGCACTGTTAACAACAATTTCGGCACCGGCAATTTCTCAATTGAGTTTGACAGTGTAGTTCCAACTACGCGCCCTGCTGCTGATATTGTGCTGGACAGAAAACACGATGGCACTAACGGCTACATATTGACGCTGAGAACTACAGGCATTGTTCGGCTGCAAATCAACGGCACGAATTATGATTCCACTGTTGCGTTGACATCTGCTACAAACGTCAATCGAAAGCTGTTGGTTTCGGTAGTGCGGGAGACGACTGCTGTAGCGGGAAGCGTGACGTTTTACAGTCAAGGCGTGATTGTCGGTACTGCTGTTACTATTACAGTACATCCAGACCCTGCTACTGAGCTGGTGACTAACGGAACTTTTGACACTGACATAGCGGGATGGGACGTTTGGGGCGATGGCTCCGCAGTTTTTAGCGCGGGCGCTATTGAAGTTACTACCGTGTCCTTTCAGGGCGTTAAACAGACGATTACGGGGCTGATTGTTGGCAAAGCATACAAGGTAAGCGTTGACAAAGTGGGAGGCTCAACTGGCAGGGTTCGTGTTGGCTCAGTTGCGAACCCTAGTGCAGATAATTTGGTTAATGAATCGGGCTTAACAGGAGGAGTAAGGGAGGTTGTTTTTATCGCTACGCAAACTTCTCATGGCCTCGGTCTGTCTACTCAGAGCGATGTAGGCACTACTACCTACGACAACATATCAATCAGGAGCTTTCCCACTGCTACCACCACAGCCATCCGCTACGTCCTCGGCACAGCCACTACGCGCACAGAAGCACAGTTCCAACAGTCACGATTACGCAACCGCGCTCTATCCGCTGCCGAAGCACTAGACCTATCAATTCGCGGCCCTAGTGCAGCTGATGTGGGGACTCCTAGTGCGCGGCCTAGTCAGAATGCGAAGACTTTTGATTTTTCTTCGGGGACGGATAGCGTTTCAGGAACTAACTCCACTGTTGCGGGCAATATAGATGGCATTGGTGGTGTAGATAACACGCTAAGAATGACTGCAACAAGCACATCGTCTGTCCGCATGCACTTACCGCTTAATGTTATGGCGGGTCGTACACGCGTTAACCTGCGTTTATACGTCCCGTCTACAAATGCCACTGGTACCGGAGTGAGGTTATATTCAACGACAAATAACGGTGCTCCGCTTGTGGCCGGAGATTTAGTCCAAATCCCTGCGAATACATGGACGGAAGTATCCCTTAGCGTTTCTGGTGATGGCCGCCAAAACACATGGGTGTTGTACATGATTGATTCTGCGGGGACGCTTAATGTTACCTCTGGCGACCTAGTGTACTTGGAGTCTGGCGGGATAATAACCGCTCTCGGCATCACCACAAGCCTCTCCGCAGAGGACTGCCAGTCAGACACCGGGCAGATACTAGACCGCGCTAATAGCAACCATGCTTTGATGCCAGCAAGCGGTGCTACTAGAATTCCCAGAAAAACAGAAGGGCTTGTTGCTCGTTGGACAAACACATGGGCGGAGACACACGAAGCACAATATATCGGTGGGGTGAATCAGCCAATTCTACCCGCTAGGGCGTACATCACGTCCATCATCGGCGTGATTACCTCCACAGGCGGCTCAGGAGTGCAGGACGTAATCGTTGGTGACGGGTCGGACACAGATCGTTATGTGACGATTACCACAGCACTCGCTGCTGGGACGCAGACGTTTACGTTAGCGGCAAACACTACCGATCTGACAAACCTTAAACTGACTGTTGACCCTGATGCCAACTGCTCCATGATCATCGCATGGACAATCACGTATAACATCTTGGAGTCTTGATTATGTTGACAGTCACAGCAAACGAACAAAGTGTTGATGTCTATCGCGGCGATCTAGTGCGCGACACAATCGAGACAAGCGTGGGAACAGTGCCGTTCGAGTGGACAATGGGCTTCACCGTTCCCGCAGCGGTGGCAGTGATTGAGGCGTTTTTAGATGGCACACCTCTGGTAGTTGAATCTACCGGCGAGGGCTGGGTGCTTGATCTGCCTTCTGCTACGCACCCACAAGCAGAAATAACTGATGTGGACTATGTAGCTGGGTTGATCAACTTCAGGTGGCGTGGTGGGCCTTACAGCGGTGACTGTGCAGTGGCGTTTCCTTTCACTCTTGCGACAACTCCCGCAGAGATTGCGGCGGCTATTGTCGGGGTCCTGGGTTAATCAAATGGTGGTCAATATGGACGAACAGAAATTCAGAGAAATACTCAGGGAAGAAATCCGTTCCGCGTTCCGAGACATAGGCCTGGAGGACACTGATGCGCGTGATGACATCAAGGATTTGAGAGGGCTGCTTAAAACGTATAAGTCAGCACAGTCAACCATTATCAAAACCATATTTGCTTTTGTGACTTTGGGCGTTTTGTCTTTGATCTCGCTCGGCACGATCAATAAGATCAGTGGTAGCGAGTGATAGCATCTCAGGTTCGCGTCAATCTGATTAGACCGATACTTGAGGCGATGGGCGCGGCAACGCCTTGCAAGCCTTCAGCGGCGTCTGAAAACCTTATGATGATGACTTGGGCGCATGAGTCTTTGGGCGGCAAGTACATTAAGCAAGTGGGCGGTCCAGCTTGCGGGATATTCCAGATTGAGCCCGCCACGGCGCACAGCTTGCTTGAGAATTATGTCAAACGTAGAAAAGCATTTGTTGATTTTATTGCGCGCTACATGACGCAGCAAAGCATTGAAGAACAACTGGTCACTAACCTGGCATTGCAGGTGATTATTGCGCGGCTTGTGTACTATCCAAAGCCGCAGCCTATGCCCGCCGCGGATGACCTACAGGGGCTTGCTGAATACTGGAAGGCGCACTACAACACGCCATTGGGGAAAGGCACTGTGCAGAAATTTCTGACTGACTACGCGCTGTTTGTAAAATAACCACTTTTAGCCGGGCTATGTCCTGATGGGACGGTTTTTGCCAATTATATAAATCTAATGTTTTGGAGAAAAACGTTCTCTACCAGACCGTCCGGCCATTGGATAATTGCTGTAGAGTAGTGTGCTGCCCCGCCGCTATAAAGGTCGTAACTAACGCCGAATTGAAGGAAAGTAGCCTCTCCTTTTTCTTTGTACTCCAATGTCCCTTCAGCAAGCTGCTTGACCGTGCTTACCATTACTTTTCTCATATGAACCCCTTTTCCGATAAGATAAATCTCAGGCTCGCCAGTGCTGCGTTTTTGTTTTCAAACTGATGTCTGTAAAAATCACACGACGCGCTTATTCCGGTCGGCACGTGGGTTATCGTTACGCCCTTTGGCAGCACACCTACGGACATGCCGCCTGTTGGAAGTGGGTATGTCTCCACTTTTAAATCGTCGTTTATACTTATCATCACTCCACCCTCATAATGAAAACCATTCCAGAACGGTGCCACGTCTTAACCTTGATTCCAGCATCAACACTTTAGTGCTGTAAGGGTTGTCAGTCGGCACGCTGAAAGTATTCGCCGGACGTAGTGCGCCAAGTGCGTCGCGGATTATTTGGCTTTGGTTCATAGTAAATCCCGTGCAATTTCCTCAATGCTTATTTGAGCCGCTTCTGTAAAATGCCACAGCACGTCCTCGCCGGTGAAAGTGGTGGCAGAAACTACGCAAAATTCAGCCGGTTCAATCGGCTCGGTAATCCCGTCACCAGTGCCTTGCGTGTATTCCCACTCACACCTGAGCGGGATGCCGCAGAATACTATGTCAACGTAGTGGTTCACATGCCCCCCTTATCTCGATAAGCTGCTTGTCAATGTCAGTAAGCGCTGCTTCTGCATCTTCACGGGCTTTGGTAAGAGCGGCCAATCTGTGATTCGTCTCTGCTTTTGGTGAGTCATCGTATGTAAATTCAACCTCTGATTCAGCCAAGAGGATGTAATTAGCATCGTCTATTGACCAATTGTAAAAGGATAACGACTCATACGAGATTTTCCGCTCGATCCGTCTAAGCAGAAAAATCTTCCTTTTTTCAGTTTTCATAATTTATCTCCATACTATTTTAGGCCGCGGTACTTCGCTGAGCCTGTTATATGAGTCCCGCGGCAGCAAGTGCTGCTCCAGGTATTTATTGTCAATCAGCGACTGCATCTTGTGCGGCTTGTCGCTGATGATTCTTGATCGTCTTTCCAGCCAGCGCTTAATCATAAAAGTCCCTTTGTTTCCGGAATTAAAGCTGCAAGTTTTTCGGCAAAATCAACTGCCAACAAAGTTTCAGCCCGATCTGGTTTACCACTCCAGTAAGCGCGGGCCTCTGCAAAGCTGAGCGAGTGACAACCGCCGATAAATTTAATCTCACCTTTTATTATTGCTAAAACGTGTCTGTATTCTGACTGTATGCCTATATCTCTTGCGTAAGTGCATCCTTCACCGAGCGTTACCCCCTCACCGAGCGTTACCTTGTCACCGAGCGTTACCTTGTCTCCGAGCGTTACATCGTCTCCGAGCGTTAGCCACTTTCCGAGCGTTACCCAATCTCCGAGCGTTACCTTGTCACCGAGCGTTACCCCGTCACCGAGCGTTACCTTGTCTCCAAGCTTTACCCCCTCACCGAGCGTTACCTCGTCTCCGAGCGTTGCCCCGT